CCCTTGAGTACTGTCGTTAAGATTATAAATCACAACATTGCTTACATTTTGCACTCCTGGTACTTGAAGTAATGTATTGTAGATATCTGTGTAATATATTGGTTGATTTATTTGCCACTTATCGATATTGAAATAATCCTTCATGGCCTGTACAGCGTTTAGTATGACCTCATTCGGATTACTCTGCGGTGTTGCTACTACGGAGAAATTAACGCCGATATTAACGTAGTATCCGTCTTTGATGTTAATTGCATCAGTTAACATCTTATACTGTGACAGATACGTTCTTAGGTTGTTTTTCACTGCGGTATTCAGCTCTGTAAGCTGCTTCTGTGAATTGTACCCTAAAACATAGAGGTTTAACGCTAATGGATTTTTGATATAATCGTTTCCTACTACTGTTTCAAAGTTAGCTTGCTCATCAGCTGCTATATATACCTTAGCAACACTTCCATATGTGGATGGCAACGATAGTGCTCTTATAATATAATCCTCTCTAGTTACCGCTCTATTTTGTGATGTTAAAGTTGCTAATGCATTTTGTCGTATCTCCTCAATTCCTTCCTGAGATCTTCCGCCTCCGGCTGGAGTTGGGTTGATTACTGCAAGACTATTGATAACTTGTGTATTCAGTGTACCGGTTGAAGTTGGCAATGCTGATGTATCCACATTTACTCCTACAATTGAATTCAGGGTATTTGCTGCTACGTTGCTTGCTACACCACCTCCCACTAGGTATGTAATTGTTAGTGTTGTGTTTGATGGAGCTTCTCCGTATGTCTGTGTAAATACGGGATTGGTAGGATCATAACTAACATCATTGTTGATTATGCCTGTAGGTAAATTTAATCCGAGATTCTCCTGCAATGGAAGTAGCTCTTCGTCTGGTGTTGTGGATGTTCCGGAACCAAACTGTATTTCCAAAGCCGTTGGCGTTACTCTGGTGATAAACCGTCTTGGTACTTTTTTTAGTTTTAACAAATAAGGTGTTTCATCACTATATACCGCAGAATCTGGATCGTTGTATGCTGTATTTGTTACCTTTTCGAAAATAGTTTCTTGAGCTAGATAATCTACCTCTGACCATGTGTTTCCGTCAGCATCCACAATGCTTTGTATTCCTATTAAGTTACCATCCGGATTTGGTATTTGTACCTTGAAGAATTTGGTAGCAGGACCGACTGTAACTGTTGTTGTTTCGGTTACTGCCGAGACACCTTGTACACGCTTTTTTGCCAGATAGTATTCTGGCTGTCCTGTTACTTGGTCAATCTGATAGACGCTTATGGTTGTTGGACTGTCGTAGGTATCTTGTGAGAAATCAAATCCATTGCTAACAATAAAGTTCACACCATCTCCACCAACCACTTCCATGTTGGGATCTACCTTGAGTGCGTATCTCATATCTGGAGCCGTATTCACACCACTACCACTTGCGGGTATCAATTGATATACATCCAGATCAACCACTGCTGGAATTGATAGCTTTGGTCTATACCCCATAGCAGCTGCAATAGATAGTACGTTTTTCCTTTCAGATGCGTTTAGTAGCAAACTCTCTTTTAGCTGAGAGTCGATATAGTAGTTAAGTACATCACCAACATAGGCAGCCATTTCTATAAACATCATTCCTGGTGATGCTTCGTTGAAGTCTGTATAGCTGTTTGGATAGTAAACTTTGGCAAACTCGATAAGACTCTGCTTTAAGTCTGTAAAGTTTCTTCCGTAATATTTTATGTCTGTTAGTGTTGGTGTTGCCATCTTATGGTGTTATTTGAAGCTCAATCGATTCTGTCTCAATGCTATTATTTTGTAGGCTGAAACTTAAACTTATGCCAAGTGTGTTCGGCTTTCCGTCAACTCGATATGCGCGAAGATCTTGTATTGTTATGTAAGGTAGCCATGTTACTATTGCTGATTCAATTGTCGCTTCGATGTTACCCAACAGCAAATCTGTTAGTGGTTCCATTACAACCTTACCTAGATCACAGCCAAAGTTTGGCTGCATAACCCTTTCGCCTTTGTTAGTTAGCAATAGGTTTATGACGTTGGCTCTTGCTTGGCGTATAGACGTGTAGTTTACAGCAAAGTTGGCACCTCTGCTGGTATTCATAGGCAGATCTAACCCTAAAGGAACATTTTGTTCGCTTGTTAAATCGGTTATTGTAAAAGTCTGCCTAGCCATTATTGTCCGTTACTTTTTTTGTATGACTCTTTCAGTACCGCTGAGTAGTCCTTTACGAACATGTTTGTTTCATCAGCTGCATCAAGATCCTCAAAGTTTTCTCTGCTCATCTGAGCCTTTGTTGCTCCTAAGATGCCGTCAATTGATGTCATATCGTAGTCATCGTAAACCGGCTCATCATATCTGATGTCGAAGTTGATTTGAGGTTTCTGCCTTGGTACAACTGCTTCATTTACAAATCTCTGCCCCATTTGTTGCTCTTTCAGTATTTCAGTAACCTGGGCCTTTACTTGTTTTTTTACCTCTTCCTTGATCATTTTTTTGATCTGAAGGGCTAGTGCTTCTGTTTTAGACATAGCTATTCTGTTTTAATATAAATATGCAGGTTTTTAATTATAACCTGCCCATGGTACAATTTGTGGTGCAGCTGGAGGTGGTAATTGTAGAACATATGTACCGCTTATCGTCTGTAGGTGCTGCTGAAATATTCTTGCAATCTCTGCAACGTAATTTGCAATACCCTTTTCGGCCGGTATATTCGCTGGTGGGGTTGGTAATATTCCTGGACTAATTACAATCACCGGACCTATAACACCTACACCTTGCCAAGTTGCTCCTGTCCAAAAAGCAAGAAGAGATTGGTATAAAGCAAATGTTAAAAACTTACCTTCGGCATCTAGTCTTTTGCTTGCTCGTGCTTTTACCTTGTCTTCGAACTGCTTTTTTATTTTCGCTTCTTTAGGTTTTATCGCTTCTTCAAGTGGTTTCACTAACTTAGTGGCTACAAAGTTTTCTATCTCCTGTCTAACCTTAATATAATACTTTTGTAATAGTTCAAAGAGCTTTATAATAAGGCTGCCTTGCAGATCTTCGTCATTTGCCCCCAACACCTCTCTTGCAAATACTCGAGCCGGTTTATAGAACGTCTGCTCTAGATTGTACAAGTAGTTTTGTACGGGAGTAAGTGTAAACTGCTCTAATCTGAGATCTAATACGAAATTCACCAGCCGTAGTGGATCAGCTCCGCTCTGTATTATTTCGATAAAGTTGATAATAGCTTGCCTAACACTGTTTACTGCCTGGTTATTTGCAACCGACAGTCGAAGCTGATTTAGTATGTCAGCAGCGTTTTGCTGTGTTAGTTCTTCCATCAGCTTGCCTATCAGTATTGCTGCATCGAGCTTCAACCAACTCCTCTTTATAGCTTCTAGTATTGCATCATTAGGTCGTTCGTCTAGTATGCGAATACTAACTTCCGAGTAGTTTCTAAACAAACTTCTCAGCTGAGATTCGTTATTTCTGAATAGTATGTTACCCTGTGCTAGATTATTGGCTATGTTTACGCCATTGCTGATAGCACTACCAGCATATAGTGCAGCCTCCGCTAGCACGAGTATATCCCTCTTCTGCTGAATCTCATCATCCACTTCTGCTTTTATAGAATCTGCCTCTTCTTTTGCAGATTCCACTTGAGCTAATTGCTTCTTAAAGATTGTTTTTGCATATTCTTTCAACTTATCCTCGCCTTCTTTTCGGTACCGCTCTACTCGATCAGTTAATTGTAATACTTTTGCTTCTAGCTTTATCTTTACTTTATCCAACTTGGCAAACAGCTTGTTTAATTTTACAAAAAACTCCTTTGCAGATAGCTTTCCAAATAAATTAGGATCGACAGTTCTCTGTTTCTTGGTATATTGCGTTCCATTTAGTAGTGCTTCAAGTTCTTCATATGAGTCGAGTGCCTCGTGTAGCAAACGCTGTCCTCTTACATACAGCTGATTATATCTATCGGCTCTCCTCTCTAAAAAATTAGCTATGTCTGAAGGTCCTGCCAATCCTGCAAAGACCGGTGCTAGTAAGACTGTACTGTATCTTGATAGAGATTGTCTTGTAAATAGGTTTGATACCTGTCTTATATTCTCTTCCACTTCTGCTGCTGACACAAGGATGGCATTAGCTGTTGCAACTGGGTTATTTATTAATCCGGCAAGATCCCCCAGCTTTTGTGTAGCAGCTATTGTTGACGTACCCAACTCTTCAAATTGCTGGCTTAATGCATTGTACTCATTTTGATATAGACTTCCTAGCTGCTCGTATTGTAAAACCGTTTGTGTTGCCTCTTGCTCCAATTGCTCAATGAATGTTGTGATCTCTCTTACCGTATCATCCACTAGTCTGAAGGTTTCGGGTACTATTTGCAATATCCGCTGTATAAGCTGCAATACCTGATCAACTTGCCTTGCAATCTCTAACGCCTTATCAACTCTTTCCTTAACCTCAGCATTTACGACCTCCACCTTCTCAGCTATAAATTGTATTTTGGATTGTAGTTTTGTTACATTTGCGTTTTTTAACGCCAACTCCTTACCCTTTCTTTCCAGAATAATCTGGTATTTTTCGATTCGCGTTGTGACCTCTCTTGTTATTCGCTCGAGTATTGTTTCCCTAAGCCTTTTATTTGCACGTAGTCGTTTGTTTATTGAGTCTAATCTACGATTTATATTATCGAGTATTTGTACAATTTCTCTTATATCTGGGTCGTTCTTTACAAGATCAGCTAGAGCAGTTAGTGCTGTTTTCGGATTGACTAAGGCTTCTATAAGCCTCAATATATCCTGCATCAAATTATTGAGCTTATCAAGTGTTGATTTAAGTATTTGGCCTACGGTTGTAAAATCACCAACAAGATCCGAGCCTATTGTTAAAATAAAGGACGGAATTGATGTCAGTTCTTGCAATTTGGCAGCTAGATTAAATGGTGTTATACCTTCAAAGATTGTATTAACCCGCTGTGGTAGTGCTTGGATTGTCTCAATCTTTGTAATGTACTTATCAGGCAAGTTTACAAACGGTCCCAGCTGCTGTGCTGCCAATTGTTCAAACAATAAGCCTACATCACTATTTGCAATATTGCTAAACTCCTCTGCCTTTTTATTTGCAACTCTAATTGTTGTACTAACAACTCGTTCCAGCTCGATACCTATTAACGCCAAATCCTGCAGTAATATCCGTTGATCATCTATAGCCTGTAATAGCTCCGACTGTAGTATCCTACCTTTTTCCTGGAGATTGTTGATGTTTGTGCCTATTTCTTCGATATTATCTTTGAGTAAGGTTATATCCGCAGTTTTGTAGTATAGCTTTAGGATATTTGCCATCAACTGCTCACGGGGTGATGATGTTGTGAATGTACCAGTGCCTGGAGCAGTTCCAATCGGTGTTCCTGCTTGTATTGTTAGGTTGTAATACTGTGCGATTTTCTCAGCCAATGCATCTCCACCAAATACCTGACCTGCTGTTATGTCTGCTAGTAGTGGTTGCTCAAATGTCGCCTTAAACTGTACTGGCATTTTAAGCTAATTTATCTAACCCCAATTCGCTGTAGAATCTGTTTTGATTTGTACCACTCACCTTAGCATATGGACCAGTTGCAGCTGATGTACCGATATACTCAAAGTGCCACTCTTCTGTACGTACGGCTCTAACGAATCCAAATCTATATGAATTTTTACACAACCATGTGTAGATTGCTACATTAAGTGTACCACTATCTTTTGTTCCTGTATTCAAATCCAATGCTGTACCATTACCGTGGTTTGATTTCCCTGGAGGAGCTGTTTGGGGTGAAAATTTACTAGAGCCTGCTTCAAGTACAAAGCTCTCATCATCACCAGACCAGCTAGAGCGACCAGACCATCTATTTCTTTGTCTGCGTAATGTTTCCTGCGTAGTTATCGTAATTGTCCTACCTTTATTTGTTTGTGCAGTTAGGTTAGGTCCAAAAGCTGGTCTGAATCCAGACACAACGCTTAGGTTCAAGCCCGCTTCTTCTTTTGCAGCTTTTGCCATAGCAATAAATGCTATTGCAGTTTGTCGTAGTGCGGGCTGCTTTCCAGGCAAAATAATTAGCTCCGGAGGTATTGTTCCGTTATTAGTCTTAACTCCAACTGTGTTCGGTAGTATTTCTAAATTATTTTCATCTATACCTTCGAAGGAATCATTTGGCAGTGTTCCGCCAGTTAAATCAACTGTCAGATTACCTGATGCATTATCATTTGGATCTGGTGGTGGTGGTGGTCCTGGATCGTCTACTTTGAGGTGACTCCTACCATCAACAAAGGCAAATGTGCTAATCATCTCTGGAATACGTGCATTTAGTTTTTTCAAGTTGTATTGAGAATCTCCTGCGCTTATGTATCCTGGGCCTGCTGGTGTATTTATTTGCAATGTTTGAATTGCCAGAACAAGATCGCTCAACCAGTCGGCTAACTTATTGCCTAATATGAGTGGGTCGTAATCACGATCTGCAGTTGCCACATTCCGCTCATCGTTAAGTGTTGACAATTCTGCCTTTGCCAAATCTCTTTGTGTAAGCAGAGATGTATCCTCTTCTGTATTATTTACTCCTACTTTGATAGGGTCTGCTGCTGTACCAGTTCCCGTTTGTGGTTGTACTGGCTCACCAGACGGTTCTGGAGTAGGAGTTGGTTGGGGTGGTGTGGGAGCTGCATATGGCTGACCTTTGTTCGGTACACCAAGAAACAGACCTTGATCACCGAATAAGGTTATCTCCTCATCCGTATCTACGTTAAATGTGCCTTTACTCGATACTGCAATACCATCGCTACTAAAGAGCATTAAATAATCATCATAGCTGTTTAGCACTATTCTGCCGGAGTTAATTAGTATTTGCTTACCTTGGTAGGTATTTTCCTGTGTTGTAGTATTAATACCTAGTAGTTCCTCTATCTGTGCATCCGTTCTGGTTTCGGTTGTAAACCCATCTTGTGGTCGAAAAGCATCAATCTCAATGAAGATTGGCTCCGTTTGCTGTACCTGAATCTGTAGCTGCGTTACACTGCTTAAATTATCAGTAGTTGCTAATGGGACTGCAGGATTCTTTTGTTGAACCCTGTTCCGTATCTCACTATATGTTAATTGAATTACTGCCATTATACTGTAAAGCTGAAAGTGGTTGCTTCGTACTGCGAATATAAGGCTACTATGTGATTTGCATATGCTGCCTTATTTGCTATATCAATGTTAATCGTTGAAGGTGGGTTTATTATCAGTTCCGTCAACGTTGATTCACATCTTGCAAGTAGATCCAAAATGCTATCCTTTTTATTCTCACCAGTAACAAACTGCTTAACATACGCATTACGCAATTCACTGTTAGTTGCCGTTTGGGATGCTATATAATTAGCTCTTGCCGCAAATAAAGTAGCTGATAGCTTAACTGTGGGGATAATACTAAAGTTCTGTGTAGATGCCAATACCCTATCCGCCAATGTTGGTCCAGGACCTGGTATTAGTGGGTTTACTGTTTGCAGAT